CGCGCGGCTGGTAGCGCAGCGCCTGCCAGATCCAGAGGTCATTACCATCCACGTCAATGGAGAGCAGATCGAAGTGCTGCGGAATGCCCGCCGACGCAAAGACCGCGTTGACGTTGCCGGCCGTGATGCCAGCCTCGATGACGAGCGGCCCGGCCGGCTCAATGTCAAACTGCCGCACGCACCAGCCGTGGTCACGGAAGTAGGCCGTGTTGCTCTTGCGGTAACCGTCCGCCGCGCCGAATTCCACCGCTACGCGATTCGTGGTGCGAATCTTCCGGAAGATGCGGACGAGCATCTTGTCTTCGCCGCTCTGGGCATACCAGGTGCTCACCGGTTGAGCCCCCAGTTGCCGGCCGATATGCCATACGGATTCTTCGGCGCCAGATACCACGACGGCGGCACCACAGTGACCTTGATGCCGCGCGCACGCGCGAATCCGATCCAGTAGAGGATGCCAACGTGATCGATCATGTGCTTCATCTCACGGCTCACGCCGTGGCCGTGCAGGATGATGTGCTCGTAGCCCTCGAGGATGGCGTAGGCCATCATCAGATCAACCTGGCAGGTAAACCAGCGGCCGTCTTCGCCGTCGATGGCAAAGGCATCCAAGATACGCTGCTTGGGAAACAGCACACCGGCCGGTATCGATGGGTGAAGCTCCGCCAGCCACAACGGCCGATACTTCGGAGACTCCGGCCCTGGCAATGTCTGATACCAGGCATAGGTGGCGGCCCGCTTGCGCTTGATGCCTTCGTAGCCAGGCACCGGATCGAATGGATGCAGATCCCACCATGCGTGCCAATCATCCACCGTGCCAAGCTTTTTGTATTTCTGGTTGCTGTGCGTGGTGCCCCAGAGCGTAGCGCCTGGCCACTGCGCGAGCGGTGAGCCGGGCGTCTTGCGCTTGCCCAAAAAGATGACAGTCCGCATCACGCCGCCACCCGATCGAGAATGGCGCCTGACAGCCGCGCGCCGTAGTGCTCCTGCAGCGCCCGCAACGCGCGCCGGTCAGCGTCCACATGGTTCCGCCACCACGCCGCGCCACGCTCCTGCGGCAGATAGTGATAGCCCGGCACGAAGCTGAAACCCTCGAGCCGCACCGATTCCGCCCGGCACCAGAGCGCCACGGCCGTGGCCAGAATGCCGCTTGAGCAGTGCGCCTTATCGCTCCGACGCGCGCAGATCTCGCCCTCGATCCAGCGCTTCGTCGGCTTGTCGAGCACGCTCCACGCATGGTGCCGGCACTCGAGCCGCTTGAGCATGGCCAGTGTGGCATCCTCGCTGGCCTCTTTCGGCCCGCGCAGGAGCACGACATGGCCAGCCGTGCGCCCCTTGGCCTGCTTCAGCATCGTCATGTGCAACGGCTTGACGTGCGCGCTGCCCGGCTTGTCCTGCGGCCGGCTCGCCACAAACCACACGTCTACCGCACGCGCCACGCTGCTGATGCCGCCATTGACCGCGATGACGAGCTCATGGTCCGCCACGTCAGCCGCGGCAGCCTTGAGCGGCGCCGAGCCCACGACGACGCAAGCCCGCCCGGCGATCAGCTCGCTTAGGCGCTCCACTTGCGCGGCGTCGGCTTTGGTGGCGAGCGGAATCATCCCGTCGCCTCTTCATAGATGCCCAGCGTGTCGAGCAGCGGCGCGCATGGGAAGGCTTCCAGCGCCGTCTTTGGCGTGCAATTGACTATTTCCACGCCGGCTGTCTTCAGCGGCTCCACTAGCGCCTTAAACCGCTCACGGCACATCGTAAACGGCGGCCCTGAATTATTCGGATGGCTGCCGAAGAAGTGCCCGCCGCGCATGTCCACGCCCAACAGAATGATGCGCGTGGCCCCAAGGTGCACGGCGACGTTAATGCTCTGGTGCACGCCGTTATAGCCCAGCCCCACCTTGCCAGGATCCAACGTGAGCCCGGATTGCGGGCCGCGCCGCAAGATCTGCACGTCCGGATACCACTGCGTCTTTGTCAGGCTGTATTTCAGCGCGTTGCGGCTTGCCGGGTAGCTGATAGAGCCCACCTTGTGATCCGCCACACAGCCCTTGTGCCAGCCCCACCAGGTAGCGTCAGCGGCATAGAGCACATCGGCATCCGGCGCGAGCTTGTAGCTGTCATTGACGCAGATCGTGGCGTCCACAACCGAGCGCGCGAGGTCCACGTCGCGCTGATTGAGCGATGGCCCGGAGCCCGTGATCAGCACGGTGCCGCCTTGCGGCAGGAGCCGCGGCACGGTGGCAAACACGATCGGCACCTTCACCACTTCCGCCCCGTATTGGGATCCATCTGCGTCAGGTCTTTGCCGTCATCGCCCCGCGGCCCCTTCGGCCCTTCGCGGCCCTGCTTGCCACGGCTCACGAGCAACTGCCAGTCCGGTGAGCCCTCGCCGGGCTTCTCGACGGTAGACTTGAGCGCGAGCCAGAGCGCGCCATCCCAGCGCACGCTGGCCGACTTCGGATAGGTGCTGCCGGCTTCCCACGGGCCGCGGTAGAACGGCATCGGCACCGGCCATTCCTTGACGCGCTCACCCTTGACGAGCCGCAAGATCCAGCCGCGCTGCTCATCGAGAATCAGATCGAAATCGTCGAAGCCCATCCCGTCGATGCCGTCTTTCCCGTTGAGCCCATTGGCCCCGTCACGGCCGTTGATGCCGTCCTCGCCCTTCTCGCCGTTGACTCCTGCGGCACCTGGTGCGCCGTCTCGCCCGTCACGTCCGGCTGCGCCGTCTTTGCCGTCTAGTCCTTCTTGTCCCTGCTCGCCCTCTAGCCCTTGCATGCCCTGCGGGCCACGCTCGCCGCGCTCTCCGTCTTTGCCGGCGATACCGTCAACGCCATTGCGCCCCGGCATCCCATCAGAGCCGCGCTCGCCGTCTTTACCAGGCGCCCCATCCTTGCCATTGATGCCGTCACGGCCAGCGGCGCCATCCTTCCCGTCGAGCCCTGGTGCGCCGTCCTTGCCATCGAGCCCATGCCGCACTGGCACCGGGCCCACGTCCACGCTCCGGCCATCCGTCATGTGCGCCAGAAGCCAGCCGTCAGCCCGCAGCGTCAGGCTCGACACGCCAACGCCAGGATCGCCCTTTTCGCCTACCGGGCCCACATGCCCCACGACAACGGGCACCGTCTGCAGCTCAAGTAACTGCTCCTCGAGCGCGAGGATGCGCGCCAGCAATGGCACCACGGCATCGGACACGGCCTTGGCCGTAAACTCCCGCACCCGCGGCGCCATCACGCGGGCTAGTTGCTCTGGCGTCACAGCACACACTCAAGCTGCTTGCTGAATTCCACGTCAAACGCCGCCGCTTCCTCTGCCGCACTCATGGGCTCATCCTCTGCGTCGGCCGCGTCTGCTGCTGGTGGCGCATTCGATGAAGGTTTCATGGCGTTGTCAGCAGCCACGAGCGCAGGGTTCGTCGCCCGCGCATCCAGATCACTGAGTGACCAATTCTGCTGTTGCAGGTAGGGTGTATCACCGCCCTTGACGGGTGGCAGATTCAGCCGCGCCCGGCCCTCGTTGGGCTTCAGCACGCCAGCGCCCACGCCGTCACGAATCACGGTCATCATCGTGGCGCTGTCCATCCACAACAGATCGTTGACGTTGAACTGCGTCCCGAGCCGCTGCCCGTTGACCTTATCCGGCAACAACCCGAGCCCGAAATCCAAGCAGTTCTCGAAGTCAATCACGAGCGGCTGGATGCACTGCGTGAAATACTGCACGTTCAACGCTTGCACGTTGTTGTAACTGGGCATCGGGCCGCCCACCAGATACCACGGCACATGGAAGGCTTCCGCAATGGCCTGCGAGGCGTTTTGCCATTGCTCATTGGTCTGCGACTTGTCCGCGCTTTCGGACATCGGCTCATACTTCAAGCCGTCGCCCACCACCGCCACCTTGCCGCGGTTGCTGCCTCCAAAGCTCCGCTCCCACTTCTCCGCCAGCCTCTCCGCCGTCTCTTTGGCAATCGGCCCTGGCGCCGTCAGAATGCCACCGGGCTGGCTGCCATTCGCGAAGAATGTGGTCGAGTTAGTGTGGATCTTCAGGCCCAGCATGGCCGGCACACCGGCCGCATACAGCGGGGAGATGCCGACCAGCGGATGAAAAAATGTATTAAACCGATCGTGGATTATTTCGCGCGCCGGCACGATGACGCGCCCATGCGTCTGTGACAGATTGTCGTCGTAGAGCTCATACCAAACAGAGCCATCTTCCGCGATGAGCGGGCAGACCCGCAGCGGATCGAGCACGTATCCAGCAATGACGACGCCGCGGTCATCCCGCTCCTTCAGCACGTAGGTGTTGCCGTGAATGAGCTTGGACAGCATCCACGATTCCGCAAACTGCGGCCACGTCTGAAAGTGGTTTGGCTTCCGCAGGAAGGGGCTAAACGCCGCCACCTCCGCGCGCTCCCATACGTCCTCTTCAGACTCGCGCACCAGCTCCATCCGCATCTTCTTGATGTCGCCCGCAATCAGCGTGACGCAGGCAAACACCGTGGGATGTGTGAGCACATCGCAAAGCGGCGCCGTGATGGTATTGGTCTGCCAGGCGCCCGTGAAGCCTTCGCGGACCAGCGGATACCAGCCGCCGCGGTTATCCGGGCTCGACAGGTTGGCCGGCGCCTTCGTGCGCGTAATCGTCAGGCCAAGGATGTTCATTCCTCCGCCTCGAGGTCACGCCGCTGATACTTGCGCTTTGGGGCAGGTGAGCCTTCGTCGGTGATGGGATTCTTGCGCGGCCGTCCACGCTTGCGGGCCACGGGTGGCGGCTCCGGCTGCTCTGGTGCTGCCGCGCTCTCCGCTTTCGGCACGAGCCGCGGCGCCAAGATCGCGCGATTCGTCAGCAGATAATCCCCCGAGCGCACGCGCGGCACCTCGAAACGCTCGCCGGGCTGCACCTCGCGCCCGCGAATGGTGAGCGCTTCCGTGGCCACGAGCCAGATCCCGTTGAACAATGCGCCCCCAGTGACAGAAACAGGGCGCCCACCATATCCGCCGGTGAGCGCCCCGGTAGTTACCGCCGCGGTCTTACTGCGTGCCGGCCGACCACTGCACGTCATCCATCCAGACGACGCCAGCATCACGCCGACGCGCCCAGTAGATGCTCCGCTCACAGCGCAGCGCCACGCTGTTGGTCTGGAACATCGAGACGGTCACCGAGCCGGTCGCGCCAGCCGGCGATCCGAGCGAGCCGGCATCCATCGTCGGCGCGTCGTCCATCTCGAGTGACGCCTCGCGGCTGATGTCGATCGTGAAGCCGCCATCGTCGGCCATGAAGATTTCAGGCGCCGCGATGAGCGCGATCAGGTTGTTCGCAGGCGTCCCGAGGATGCAATACTGCGAGGTCACCACCGGCAGCCCGTAGAACGTGCCGCCATTCATGTTGATGCCAGGGAAGGCGTAGCTTCCAAGGCTCGTCCTCATCATCGAGAGCGACAGCGCCACGCTGTTGGGCATGATCCAATGCGTCGGCATGATGTGGCTGTTGATGAACGCGGACATCATCGCCTGCACGTCCACGTCCACCGCGTCGAGCGTCACGCCTGACGAGTTCAGGTTGGTGATACCGTTGGTGATCGAGGCCGGGCTGATGCCCGTGCTGGCCGTCTTGGCCGGATCGATAAAATCGATGTCGAGCCGCTCCCGGCACGCTGCCGCCAACTGATCACGCACCTTCGTTTCTGCGCTGGGATTGCTGAAGCGGATGGTTTCCTCCGTCAGCACGGAGATGTTCGCCACCTTCGTGAACGGGATCGTGACCGCGTTGAAGTCATACTTGGTGAGCGGCTTCGCCTTGCCCTGCCCGACCCAGTAGCCCGCGCCGCCCGAGGTCTGACCCGTCACGCGCGAGTTGAAGGGCACCTTATCGAAGTTCTCGATGCGCCCGATGATGGTCTGCGGCCGGAGAAACTCGATGAAATCCGACACGAGATTCGTCGGGTAGACCAACGGCCCGGCCCACGTAGAATCCAGCGTGCTGCCAGCCGGAACAGTTTCCTTGAGCAGGAAATTCTGGATGCGCTTGAAGCCAGGATAGTAGTGCTTCGCCAGGTCCAGCGCGGACACGCCCGAGCGGATCGCGTTCGTCTGGCACATGATGGCGCGGGCAAACTCGATGCCCTGCGGCAGCTTCTGCTCTGGCCCGTCGCCCATGACGACATGCGGCGTGGACGTGTCGCGCACGTCGCCCTGCGGCGCCCGCTGCACAACCGTGCGCGCCATCGCGCCCTGCGCCTGCTCGAGCGCCTTCAGCCGCGTGATGCGGCCGGATAGCGCAGAAACTTCGCCCGTCAGCGTGTCACGCTTGACGATCTGCGCCTCATCGAGTGAGCCGTCCACGCCCTCGAGCTCTACGAGCCCGGTGAGCTCCGCGCTCTTGGTCTGCAATTCGGCTTGCGCCGTGGTGATCTGGTCGGAAATTGGCATCGCCATTGGCGGTGTCCTTTTGTCAGTAACGCCCACGGACGCAGGCGAGGATGAGCGGGAAGCCGCAGGAGCGGTGCCTAGGGCGCGCTGTGCGGTATCAAGAGCCTTGATGCTGGAAATGGACGCAGAGGCATTGGCCGCAATCGTCACGGCCGAGAGCTCCATCCATTCCCACTTCGTAAACTTTTGGCCGCCCCACGGATCCTTGGGATTCAGCGGCTCCATCTCGAGCGCCTTGAAGCCAATGGAGAGCCCGCGCACCAGCCCGGCTTGCATCAGCTTCCACGCGCGCTCGATTTCCGGCAGGCCCGTGGCCTTCGCAATCTGCGCGCGGATCTTGATGCCGGCTTTGGTGACCGTGGCCGAAATCACATGGCCGATAGGCTGGTCCGCCTTGTGCTGCCAGAGCAGCGGCATGGGCATCTTGAAGCTGGCGCCTTCCGGCACCACGACATCGCCTACGCGATCGACTTCGGGCGTGGATGCGATGCCCTCGATGAGCCGTTGCTCCTCGTCAACCGTCTTGATTTGGTCGAGTAGGGAATAGGCGCGTGTGAGCACGCGCAAAGTGTAACGATGCGTCCGCCGAAGCTGAGTTGTTTAGTAAGTAAACCCTACCGCGGCGCGTCCAGCCGCTCCCGCACCAGCGATGACACGGAGCGGTCATCCTTGCGGGCCTTGTCCGCGATAGCGTCATAGATCCGCGTCGGAATCCATGTCGTCAGGCGTGTGCTGGGCTCCTCCGCCTTCGGCCGTCCGGGCTTTCCCTTAGTTGGCTGCATGCTCACCCCAGGACGAACATCTCGTATTTCGGCACCGCAGCATGGTCGTGCCGGTTCATCGCATCCACGGCCATAACCAGCGCGGCGGCGCCGTCGATGCGCTCCGTGCTTTCCTTTTTGGACATCTTCACGTTGCCGGCGGCGTCCGTCTCCACGGCAATGTTTGAGACATTCCACCGCAGCACCGGATGCCCGTCGTGGCGGAGCTGCCGGCCCAAAATGGCCACCTCGAGCGCCTTGGTGGGCGCGCTCAGGCTGCCAAACCCCTGCCGCATGGGCACGCACTCGAAGCCGTCCTGCTCTGTCAGCCGCGTCACCAGATCCGTGGCGTTCCACGGGTCATAGGCCACCTGACGCATGTCGAATTCTTTGGCCCACTCGTGCAACGTGCGGCGCACCACCTCATAATCCACATGCTTCCCGGGTGTAGGTGTCAGATGACCGAGCCGACTCCACTCCGCATAGGGCACCCGATCACGGCGTGACCGCTCCCGCACCCCCTCCGCAGGGGCAAAGAATGCCGGTAGCACGTCAAAGCCACCATCCGCATCCGGAAACACCGCCACGAGCGCCGTCAGGTCCGTGGTTGTGGACAGATCCATGCCGACATAGCAGCGTCGGCCGCGGAGACTCGCGCGCGGAATAGGCACTTGGCAGGCGTCCCAGGATTCCATCTGGATCCAGCGGGTCGCCTGCTCCGTCCACTGATTCAGATACAGCCGGCGGAACCAGTTTTCCTCCGATGGGATTTCTTTGGCTCGCGCCGCCACAGTCCGCATCTCTTCCATGCTGCGGAAATCGCCAAGGGCTGGGTTGCAGCCCTTCCACACGGCCTCATCCGTCCAGTCCGCATCCTGCGGCGCCTCAAACAGAATCGGCAGGAAGGTGGGATCTAGATCAGGATTCTCGAGCACCCGCTTCCCGTGGCTGTAGAGCTTCCACAGGATTGAATTCCGGTCATAGCCCGCCGTCGTGATCGCCATCATGAGCGGCTGCGCCCGCGCGCCCTGGCTCGTGCTCAGCACATACCAGAGCTCGTCATTCGCCGCCGCGTGCAGCTCGTCGTAGATCACGACGCTCGCGTTGAAGCCATGCTTGGAATACGCCTCAGCCGAAATGGCCCGATAAAATGAGCCGGTCGCACGGTAGACAATCCGCTTCTGCGAATCGATAATCTCGCACCGCGCCAATAACTCAGGGTCATTCCTGATCATCGCGGCGGCCATGTTGAACACCAGCGCCGCCTGGTCCTTATCCGTCGCCGCGCTGTAGACTTCCGCCCCTATCTCCCCGTCAAACAGCAGGAAGTAAATGGCCAGCGCCGCCGCCAACTCCGATTTGCCATTCTTCCGCGGCAGCATCAGCAGGCACGTCCGATACCGCCTGAGCCCATCCTCCCGCGTCGTAAACAGCGGGCGCACGATCTGATGCTCCTGCCACGGCCGTAGGTTAAACGCCTTGCC